TCGGCGCTGCCGTCGCAGGCTGGTACGAGGCGGCACCCCTTGTGGCTGCCATCAACACCTACATGGATGCGCACGAAACTCCCAACACCTACGCCGCTATTGGTCGCCTCCTTGGCGTGCATGGGGACACCTCACCTGCGGAGGGCGACGCGGACGGCACGGTAGAGCCGTGACCACCCCTGATTCGTGGCGGAAGATCGAAGTGTGGTTCCAGGGTGGGAGCAGAGAGGACGCCGAACGCATCTTCGACGCCGTCATCAACGCTGCGCATGATGCGAAGCCTGAGGGCGTCGACATGCATGGCAGCGCCTCTCTCCTGCACCCGGCACCCGACTGGGCGGCCGAAGGCGCCGACACGTGACCCCGCTCGTCGCCGTCCTCGCCATGCTCGCGACGTACCGCGTCGCGCTCCTGATCTCCGCCGACGAGATCACCGAACCTCCCCGCTCCTGGCTCATCCACCGCATCTACACCCACACCCGCAAAGGGGTGCCGGACAAGCCTCGTGGCGGGACGTGGGACGACTTCGCCCGCAAGGATGGGGACGCCCCGAAGGCGGTCGTCGGGTTGCTGTGCCCGTGGTGCGTGTCGGTGTACGTCGGGTTCCCGGTGGCGTGGTCGGCGTGGTGTTTTGGGGATCGCTCGTGGTGGTTCGTGCCTGCGTTGGCTCTGGCTGCCTCCGCGGTGGCCGGGTTCCTGGCTGAGCACGCGAGCCCGGCGAGGTAGGTTCGGGTGATGTTCCCACCTCAGTGGGTTCGCGTCGTCGGTCGGCGCGACGGTGACTGGCTGGACCGCTGGTTCCTCGGACTGGTCATTGGCGGTTCCGCACTGGCGCTCATGGCTGTGCTCATCGTCGGCCTAGTAGCGTCGTGGTGACCGAGGACGAGTTCCTCGACGCGGTGGACCGCGTCATGGACGCCTTCGGCGTCGAAGAGGCGTCGATGATGCGCCGCGAGCTGGACGAGGCGCAGAGGAACTAGCACCTCACCTGCGGTTAAATCCTCAGGCTGTAGTTCTGGGTGGTAGCCATGGCCCGCCGCTCCCGCACCCAACCCGACGGGCCGCCGAAGCGGTCATCGGCACTCGTCGCCGCTGCCGCCCCTGTCGACATCACCTCCGCGGCGCAGGTCAAGCGGATCACGGCCCGCCAGCAACGCTGGCAACCCGAGGCGTGGGCCTACTACAAGTCGATCGGCACCATCTCCGACGTCCTCGACTACCGGGCGAACGTCGCGTCGAAGGTCCGCCTGTACGCAGCGTGGGACCCGCCCGGCACCGACACGGCCCCGATCCCCGTGTCCGCCGCGGTCGAGGAGGGATTCACGACCGACGCTGTCGCCAGCCAGGCGCAGCGTGTCCTGTCGGATCTCGACGAGGGGCAGGGCATCGCCGCCATGCTCCACAAGCTGTTCCTCAACCTTGACGTGCCCGGCGAGGCGCATGTCATCGGTGAGGACACCCCCGGTGAGGACACCCCTGACGGGAGGACGTGGGCGGCGTACTCGAACAGCGAGCTTCGCCAGTCGCAAGGGAAGCTCTCCGTCATCGAGGAACCGACCGACAAGCGGGGTCGTCCCGTCGCGCCCGGTGCCGTCGCGTTCCGCATCTGGCGGCCCGACCCCGAGTTCGGGGCGCTCGCCTACTCGGCGATGCGCCCACTCGTGGAGTCAGGAGTGTGCGAACGGCTGCTGCTGCTCGGCAACCAGATCCGTTCGGACCTGAAGTCGAGGCTGCCGAAGGGGATCGTCGCGTTCGCCCAGGAGATGTCGCTGGGCAGGGCGGTCAACAGCAACGGCGACCGAGCGGAGATCGACCAGGCCGACGGTGGCTCGCTGTGGCAGGACGAACTGATCTCGGTCATGCAGGCCGCTCTCACTGGCGACGGGGGCGCAGCCGACGCGGTACCGATCGCCGTGGAGGTCCCGTCGCAGCTCATCGCCTCGAAGGCGTGGGCCGACGTGCTCGACCTCGGCAAGACGTTGGACCCGCAGGTGTTGGAGCTCGCGCAGCACCTCATCGACCAGATCGCATCCGGTCTGCCGATGCCGCCCGAGATGGTGTCCGGCCTGGGTGACACGAGCCACTGGAGCGCGGCGACCATCGAACGTGGCGGCTTCCGGCACTACATCGAACCGGGGATCCTGTCGATCACCCACGGCCTGACGCTCGGCTTCTACCGGCCGATGCTCTTGGCGTCCGGTCTTGACCGTTCCGTCGTGGACCGCCTTGTGGTCTGGCATGACGAGACGGACGCCATCACCGAGAAGGACCGCACGGAGGTGTCGACGACCGGCGTCAACATCGGCGCGCTCGGCCGTGAAGCGTGGCGCCGCGTGAACGAGTTCGACGAGGAGGACGCACCCGACGACGACGAACTGGTCAAGTTCATCGGTCTCGAGCGTGGCATCCTCACCGCCGAGTTGACGTCCGTTCTCATGGCGTTGTCGAAGCTCATCCCGCAGTCGGCTGTTATCGTCGATGAGCCTGCCGCGCAGACCGGCCCCCGTGAACTGCCACCCGCCCCCGAGGCCGAGACGGACGAGGAACCGGACACGCTCGACGAGGCGAAACGTCCGGTGACCGCCGCCGGCCCTCCGACCTCCAACGCCGGGGAACGGCTCGCCGCCATCGACCGTCGCCTGTTCGCGCAGGTGTCCACCGCGGCGGACATGGCGCTGGAGCGTGCCCTGGAGCGGGCGTCGAACCGGCTGCGGTCCCTCGCGAACCGCAACGCCCAGGCAGCGAAGCTGATCCGTGACGTCCCGGGCGAGCAGGTCGCCGCGAAGTTGGGCCGGTCGCTGGTGGTGCAGTTGGCGGGAGCGGACGGTGAGGACGACGACACGACCGTCGCCGCTTTGTTCGCGGGCGCGTTCACGTCGCTCGCGACGCGGGTCGATGCGCTCACGGAGCGGGCCCAGCAGGCGACCGTCGCCGAAGCCCTCGCCATGGCGTTGCCGGAGGATCGCCCGACCGACGGGGAGCTCGCGGTCCTTGCAGCAGAACAGGCCGACGACCGGGAACGGGCGACGTCGGCGCTGACTGCGGCGCTGACGGCGTTGGCGGTGTCGGTCCTGTTCGACGGCCGTCCCGACCCGGGCGAAGGCGAGATCGACGCGACCGCGGTCGTCCCTGCGTCGGTGGTGCGTGAGGCGCTGGCGTTCGCTGGAGGGGCGGCCAGCGTGGAGCGCACCGCCGCTGGAGGTCTCACTGTCGAGGGTCGTCCTGTGGGTGGGGTGGCGACGGGGGAGCGCGCGCGCACGCTGTTCGCCCGGGTCCGTGCGTGGTGGACCGGCTACCGATGGGAGTACGGCGACGCCGGCACCCGCGCCCGCCCATTCGAACCGCACCGGGCGCTGTCGGGCCGCACGTTCCAGCGGTGGGACCAGTCGGAGTTGGCGAACGCGGAGACACCTTGGCTGCCGACCACGACGTACTCGCCGGGCGATCACCGAGGGTGCCAGTGCTCGTTCACCCCTGTGGTCGTGCAGCCGGTAGCTGAGGTGCAGGCCGCCTAGCACCTCACCTGTCGCGGGAGCGGATCGTGCTCCGCTTGAGGCCATGACCACCCCTGATGATGCGCCGCTGACCGGTGCAGCCCTGACGATCTGGCGGGAAGTCGTCGTGCGCCTCGAACACCTCGTTGTCGAGAACACCCGCGGCAGTCGGGCTGTGATCCTCCCGGCTGGCGATCTCGCCGACATGCGCCGCCGCGTAGGTGTCTGATGGACGGCATGTATGGCGCTCTGATTGGTGGGTGTGTCGGGCTGAGCTTCGGCCTGTTCTTCCGATGGCTCAACCGACGTCGGCTGTCGGCTGGAGCAGGCGAACATTGCCAAGCCTGCGGGAGCCCCTACGAGACCGTGTACTGGTTGCCCGATGATCTTTGGGCGGTCGTCGCCCCGAAGCCCGAGAACCTGGCTGCGGGGACGCTCTGCCCGCGGTGCGTCGATGCTCGAGCGAGGGCGGCCGGCGTCGAGTTGGCCTGGACCGCCGGGGTGCTGACATGACCGATATCGGATTCTTGTCGATGCACCGCCGGACGGCGGAGGCGTACAACGCCATCCGCAAGGCCATCGGAGTGGGTGCCAGCCTCGACGACCCTGAGGTGATGGTGCCGGCGGACCTCTACCACGAGTTCGCCAAGGCGTCGTTCGCCTACCTACCCCACCTGCTCGCCAGGTTCGACGAGTACGTCGACATCGCTGGCGAGCTGTGGAACCACGTCCAGCAGCTCGGCCCCGCAGCCTGGAACGACGGCACCCCCGAGGGGGCCGTGTTGGAGCACATGGTCACCGACGTGTGCGACCGATACGAGGGGGCAAACCGTGGCTGACCGACCCGAGGTACTTCTTACGCTCGCCGCTGAGGCGCTCGACAAGGGTGACGACCCGCTGCACGTCTCGTTCCTGAGCGAGCACGAAGTCACGCTGGACGAGGCGTACGACCTGGCCGAGAACCTGGCGCTCGGCGCCCGCATGGTGCTCGAAGCGTGGAGCGAGCTTCGCCAGGGTGGACTCGTCGGAATCGAGGGAGCGACCCGACTGGCCGCCGCCTTGCTCGCCAAGGAGCGGGCATGACCAGTCATATCGAGGTCTACCGCCCGGTTGCCCGCATCAAGGACGACGACCCGTTCCAGGGGCCTACGTGGGTCTGGCTCGAGGGCGTCGACTACCTGACTGACCGGACCCTTGACCACGGCGTAGAGCTGTACGTGCGAGAGACGGTCGAGTGTGACTTCGTCCAACTTCCGACGGACGAGGACTACACGTGAGCATCGACGAGTTCGCGGCCTACTGCCGGGAGCGATGCCCCGAGACCTCTCAGGGCTTCGACGACGGGACGATGTGCGGCCATGAATGGACACGAGGGGGCGAATCCAGCTTCTCGTTCTGTGGGTGGCACTGGTCCTACGTGCTTCACGGTGAGGTCGTGTCGGGGGAAGTCGACGACCGCGAGGCGTCGGCCGGGGTGGAACCGGGTTTCGCGGACCAGCCCCCCACTTCGTATCCAACTTCCCCCGACACCCACATCGACCCTGAGGAGCACGAGCCGTTCGCCTCGCAGGCACGGGATGCCGATGAGCGGTGGGAGTCAGGCGACCGACACACCATCACCACCGACGAGTTCCGAGAAAGGCTCAACAATGGGGATGGCTGAGTATGCGCCCACGCTCGCCATGGCGGGCGTCCTCTGGCTACTTCTGCTCGCTGTCACGCACTGGCGGAGGCGGCGCGGATGAAGCCTGATGGCATCGCCCCTCCGCTAGCACCTCACCTGCTTCCCGCGCCCCGAGTCCCACCATGGACTTATGCCGTGGCACATCGAGTCGCGAGGCGACGAGTTCTGCGTCATCAAGGACGACGACGGCGAGAACGAAGGCTGCCACCCGACCCGCGAGGAAGCAGAACGGCAGATGCGCGCTCTCTATTCGAACGAGGATGCGGCGCCCCGCCGCTACCGGGTGGCGTTTCTTGCTGGTGAAGGTGTCCGCACCGGCGACGGCCGAGTGTACGAAACCCTTGACTTCCGAGCCCCGCCGCTGGACCTGTTCGCCCAGTTCGGCGGACAGCACTCCGACGTGCAGACCTCCGATATCGTCGGCCAGATCGTCGACATCGGCAAGGGCGCTGACGGTGTCCTGTGGGCCGAAATCGAGGTCGACCCCGCGGAGCCGGACGCGGAGCGGGCAATCCGCCACATCGAACACGGTGGCCAGGGGATCTCCGCCGACTTCGTGATCGACTCGTCCACGGCGGTGTTCGTCGAGGACGACGGCACGGTACGCATCGCTGCGGCAACGATCGGTGGGGCGACGCTCGTGTCGTTGCCCGCCTACACGGAGGCGATCGTGGATCCGTCACCGATCGGTCTCAAGCAGGTGGTGCTGCCGGCGGCGCTCGTCGCGTCTGCGGCGGTCGCGCCCGTCCCGTCACTGCTCGCCTCGGCCGGCTACGCGCTGACGGCGGGTGCGGCGGTGGACCTCGCCGACTGGCAACTCGACCCCGCCCACTTCGTGCGCCCGACCTTGAGCGCGGACGCCAACTACATCAACGTCGAGGACGACGGCCGGGTGTGGGGCTGGATCGCCGCGACGGAGCGGTGCCACCAGAGCTTCGCTCCGGGCACGTGCGTGCTCGCGTCGGATCAGTCGCCGGATCTGTCGGACTTCCTGCGCAACCACCTGCCGATCGGCGACCAGCGGGTCCCCGTCGGGTTCCTGACGATGGACCAGCCGCACGCGGACGGCACCGCCGGGGCGCGGGCGGCGATGGCCCACTACGACGACACACGTGCCATCGCGGCGATCGTCACCGCTGGCATCGTCCCTGAGGGGGAGCACTCGGCGGGTTCGGTGTGGTTCTCCGGTTCGGTGTCGCCGCGCTTGGACGCCTGGCAGCGGACCGTGCTCGCCGCTGGGCAGGCGTCGGGCGACTGGCGCGCCGATGCCGGTCAGCCCCGCACCCTGCGCGCCGCCCTCGTCGTCCCGGTGCCCGGCTTCCTGCGTCAACGCGACCCCGTGTACGCGAGCGGCAACGTCTCGATCGGGCACGTCACCGTCAACGGCGTGCCGCTCGACGAGTGGAACGCGAACGGCAACCTCGTCGCATCCGGGGGCACCGGCTGCGGCTGTGGCGGTGAGAGGGGTTGCACGTGTACCTCCACCCACCCGGCCCCTCTCACCGCCGCGCAACAGGCAGCGCTCGCCCGTGTCGCCGACGAACGCCTCGACGCCGACCTGCGCACCCTCGACGCGGACATGGCGCTCGTGGATCTCCCAGCGGAGCTGTAGTGCCGCCAGGCCGTCGCCCGGATCCACCGCGACGACCGATCGACCCGCCAGGTCTGGCCAAGCAGGCGGAGGAACCACCGCCGAGCGACCCGCCATCTACACCACCACCCGAGCCTGAACCGTCGCCCGACGAGGAACCCGAGACCCCGCCCCCGCCGAAGCGGTGGTGGGATGCGGGACCACCGTCGCATCGGGGCGGGAAACCACCCCGCTAGCACCTCACCTGTTGCGGTTCCGTGACGGACTCGCGTCGTCGTCATGTACCGAAGCAAACAGATCGTGTGGCGCGCCCTCGCGGGCATCGCCATCCTTCTCGCCCCAACCTCGGCCAGTGCGCACATCCCTGAGCGTCACGGCCCGATCCCAACCCGTCCCCCGTCGCTGGCCTGTTCGCACGAGGGCTGCATCTTCGGCGACGACGGCCAAATGATCGACGGGTTCCTCTTTTCCGCCTCGAGCGCCCCCAGCACCGGCTCCTACGGCTGGTGGCACCACGTCTCCTACCAGCCGCCCAGCACGACGTTCCGGGTCCGGGCCTGTGTCGGCACCATCCCGTTCCGTAGCGACGACTGCGGCCCCGCGGCGGAGATGGTCACGCCACGGCCGCGCACCGTGCCCGAGCTCATCGACGTGCACTTCGGCGCTGCGGCACCGAAGGCGCGTGACGTGGCGTGGTGCGAGTCTCGCTACGACCCGAAGGCGCTGTCATCGGGCGGGCATGTCGGCGTCTTTCAGCTGAGCCGTGTGCACGAGGGGCGAGCGAACCGACTCGGCTACTCGTGGTCGGAGATGTACGAGGCCGAGCCGAACATCGTTGTGGCCCGCGACCTGCAAGCTGAGCAGGGTTGGCGACCCTGGTCGTGCGCCTAAGCACCTCACCTGCGAAGGCTCGCAGGGGTGGTCGCATGGACCTATGACCGCCCCTGATCCTGCGGAACCGTGTGGGGATTGCCTTCATCCCGAGGACCAGATTGACGAAGCGATCTCGCACCTTGGTGATCCCGATTGGGCGTACTGCTATGGGTGCCGGTCAGTGCTCAAGAAGGACAACGGCTGGACCGCGCAGCCGATCCTCGAAGCGACCGACATCTGCGGCGAGACGTTCGACCACGACC